GGCGGTCACAGCCCCGAGGTTCGTGGGCACGGGATACGTGCCCTCGATCATCTCGTACCACGTCATGTCGAGTTCCGGCGTGAACGTGATGCTGTCGTCGTCGAACATTTCCTTGATGTCGCCGTTCTGGTCAACGAAGAACTGCTGATTGGCCGGTCGCCATTTCTGGATGCCCAGAAGTCCATCGGGAATGGTGCCGGTCGCGATCGCCGAGGCCATGGCGGGAACCTGGCTGGCGTAGTTCAGCGTGTCGTTGTTTTTCGTCAGGAAGCCGGGCACGTTCTTGCCGTAATAAGCGGTCGTGATCGGGTAGCCGGTCAGCTTGATAGCCGCAGCGAGCAGATCCTCGACGTGCGTTATGATCTTCGTAGTCGCGGTGTCCCAGTCGGCGGCGATGATAGCACCGTTGCCGTCCCAGTTGAGCTGGTTCTTATTACCGGCCGGAATGCCGTAGTCGATGCTGATCTTGGCGCCGGTCGAGCTGGACAGCAGGTTACCATCGCCGTCGAAATGCACGGCTCCGAGGGCCAGCATGCTCGACACCGCGCTGATTCGCAGGTTGGTGCCCCGGGCCTTGAAGTCTTTGGTCTGGCGGCTGATGGTCTCGATACCAAGCCGCTGACGTGCCTCGCTGGTCTCGCTGCTGAGGTTCAGCAGGGTCGTCGGCTTGTGCAACTGATTCTCGTGCTGGTGGATCAGCTTGACCGCAACGTCTTTGACGCCAGTCAGATTGACCCGCTTCGACGGGGCGCCGTACATCGCCTGCTGGGCTGTCTTGCGACCACCCTCGACCTTGATGTATGTGCCGGTATCGCCCTCGGTGCCCACAGTCTGGGTCAGGAAACCGGGATCGAAGATAATGGGGATGCCCGACTTTACAGCCTGGATGGTGGCGAGCATGTTCTCAACGCCGAGTATCTGTTGTAGTGTTTTCATCAGTCATGTTCTCCGGTCTTTGGTTTTCCGTCCAAATTATTTACTGGACACTCTGTCGGTTAAAAATCGTCGTCGAAAGCGTAACCCTTGCCCACCGCTCGCAGTGCGGCCTTGATGTACGCTTGGATGCTCGTATCGGACCCGTAGTTGATCATATTGGCCGCGAGAATGCCGCCGCCCATGATCATCGCGGGGAACTGCGTGTCCTGGCTGGTATTGTCCTGGTCGGTGACCTTCACGCCCGTGCCGTCGTCGATCATGGTCAGGATCGTCTCGGAGCCGTCGGTCGGTTGAACCAAGCTGCCGGCCACAAAGTCATTTGCCGACGCGGTGACTGCCGCGGTGGTCTGCACGACCGTAGCGTCGACCGGGCCAGTCGCATCGCCGACATCAGCGAATGACAGATCCGGGATTGCCAGCTTGGTGAACCCAACGCCCGAGAACGTGAGCACCAGGACAGTGGCCGTACCGCTCAGGACGGCGCCGTTGGACGCACCGCCAGCGTATACGGTCGCAGCCGCAGTGGATGCCGTGTTCCAATCGCTGATAGTGGTGGCGATGTTCGTATTCCACGCCACAGCGACACGGATGGGCTCGCCGGTCGGGGTGTAATACGTGATATCCAAGATGCCGGCAGTGATTGCCGCGTCGAACGTGATAGTGTGAACCTCATCGGCTGAGGTGCCGAGGGCTGTGATCGTCACGGTGCCAGCCACGGGTACGCCGCGTGTGGTCTGCACGTCGGTCGTCGAGGTCACGCCGGTAAGCGACGACACATCGATCGAGCACATCGGGAAGTCGGTCTTGGCGTAGCCGGTGCCGCTGGCGGTCAGGATCAGCGTATCAGGTCCGCCGGTGAACGGTGTGGTGCCGCTGGAAGTTACGACCCAGCCCGCCACTCCGCCGAGCGCCAGCGTTACGGCCGCCTGTACGGTGGCAACCACAGCGCCGTGCGCGATCGCGGCGGTGTATACGGTGGTGCCGTCAGGTTTCTGGAGCAGGATGCGATACGTGCCGGCCGTGGAGTCGGCGTCCGAGGTGAATGTCTGCACCTCATCGACGCCCGTGCCCGATCCAACCGCGCTGTATGTTACGGTCGAGGTCCGGACAGTCCCGCCAGCGGTCGGGGGGCCGGTGACCTTGAAGGTGCCCGACGATCCGATGCGGCGCGTCAGCTCGGTCGCCTCGGCGGCGTACAGCAGGTTCATCTGCGTGGCCGTGCCGTCGTAGGCGTCGCCCAGGGTTCCGATGATCGAGGGGGCATACTTGTCGCTCGCGGTGATCTTACCCATCAGCAGGCCAGCACGCAGGACATCCACGTCGCCGGTATTCAGCGGGTCGCGGCTCAGCGAGCCGTCGATTATCTTGCCGCCGAACACGTAGTCCATCGCGCCGCCCCATGTTACCTGGCGAAATGCGCTTTCTCTGTCACTGCCTACCTGCGGGACGGGGTTGCCGTTGTCGATTCCAATTGCCATGATTCTGACTCCTGCTGTTCAGTTTTGAACGCGACCGCCATAGGGCCATCGCTGAAAAGTTCGTTTAGATATTTACGACGCCAGCCTCAGCCTCTTCCTTGGTCACACCCGCCATCTGGGCGATGGTCGAAGCGTCGGCGCCTGTGTCGTCGTCATTGGTGCCCGGCGTCTGGCGACTGAGCACCTGGGCGTTTGTGTGCTGTTTCAGGTCGACGGGCTTGCTTTCCTCGAGTGCCGCGATAAGTCTTGTGCCCCAAGGCTCGGCGCCGCCACATGCCTTGCGGCTCAGTGCCATGACCGGGCGTGCGTCGGGCGTGCCTACGATCAGATTTTTGAGCATTGACGCGGCTTTCGGCGTTACGTGGCCTTTCTCGACCAGGGCGTCGACTTTCATCTCCATACCGTCGGCCATCATATCCAGGGCGTCGGGGTCGACGTCGATCTTCTTATTGCTGGCCGCCATGGCGGTCGTAAGCTCGTTGACCTTGGTGTCCAGCTCGGTGACCTTATCGCCGAGTTCAGTGTTCTTGGTGCTGAGCGCCTTGACGTGATCGCCGACTTTTTCGAGAAGATTGTCCTCGGTAAGTTCAACATCGTCGCCGAGTCCGAGTAGTTCGCGGTAAGGTGTAAGGTCCATAGTAGGTGCTCCATTATTTGATAATCTGAGTGATGCGGCCATTGATGTTCGGCCATTGGACGCTGCGATTTTAACAAAGCCCTGCTGGTCGGGGACCACGGGCTGTTGAACGATTGAACTGTGGATAATGGCCTCGCCATAGAACCGGCCCATGCCATCGACTAGGGCGGGCTCAATCCAGATCGAAACCCTGGGGACTTTCTGGGCAAGCTCAATGCCGTCCTGCCCGATAATCGTGTGCTGACCGTACAAGGTCATGATGCCCTTGTCATTGGGGCGCCTGAACAGGCCGTGAACCTCGCCGAACGCGTCGTCGGCCTTGAATGAATGGTCTTTGTTGACCTCGACCTTGACGCCGTTCTTTTCCATCTCCAGCGATGCTGCGATCCAGCGGTCCATGCGTTCCTCGTCGACTTCCAGCTCCCACCCTTCGACCGGGTGGATGTACTTGCCGACCTGGATCATGTCTTTGAGGAAAGTCTGCTTCGGCAGGTCGCCGGAATTGTCGACACCGGTAATGGCGTCGAACGCCTTGGCGCCCTGCAGGTCGAATGTCAGCATCGACTGGCCGGCCTTGGCGGCCTCGGTCGAAAGTGCTGTGTAGTTGTTTTCTTTGAGCCAGGTCTTTGCGAGGCCGAGGCTCTTGAACTGCGTGTCCGATTTGGTGAATTGGATTCGGTGCAAGACCGATCCGCACATGATGGCATGAACGCCATCGCCGAGCTTGTTATTGTGGCGGGTTAGCTGTTCATCGGTCGCCTCCGCAATCAGTGCTGTATGTTCCTTGAACGCCATGATCGGATTATATGGACCTGGGGGCCTAGGTTGTCAAGCATATTTTTCCGATTATTATAATTATTATTTTGGGGGCATGAAAAAAGCCCCTGACGCCACGGGTGGTGTCAGGGGCGATTGAGGGGATTGGCGGCGGAGTCTGAAAGGCCCGAGCCCGAGCGTTCAGACCCGACGATCCGAGCCACCGGATCACCACGGGCACCGCCAATCATTATTTTCCAGCCACTCGCGCCATCGCGATATCGGTCTGTCTTTTGAACGTGGCTTTTTTGCGTGCATGCCACGCCTTGCGGACGCGTTTGTTCCTTGCCCTTATGGCCCGGGTTATCTCCCACTCGGTGTATTGGGGCAGTCGGCCATCGCGTGGGCCCAATCGTCCGATGGGCGGTATTGGCTTGGGCTTGATATAACGGACAATGCCGTCGTCGGTGACCACCCTGCCCGAAGTGTTCACGATCTCGACCCGACGCTTGCGGCCTTGGATCTTTACTTTCATTGGTTTGCTCCTGGTTAAGATTTACGCATATCACACGCTTCAGTGATAGGGTCTTTGCGGTCCCACTCGCCTGCTGCAAGTGGGGTCAGTTCGTGTTCCTTGCCTGCCTTGGCCTCGATGTCGGCAAGCACTGATTCATACGTCCCGCTGGTTATGGGATCGCCATCGATACCAGACCACGGGCATTGCTGGATTATAGAGTCCTTGCAAGCCTTAGCAGCGCGCGGTAGTTGGTGCGTCATAAGTGACTCAGCCACCATGAAATTGAGAATCTCATACACGCCGTCGATGCTCTCGCAGAACATCCTGCCAGTCGTGATCGATAATACCTGTGCTGTTGTAAATTTCATCCGATCTACTCCTTATCAGTGCCGCGCTCTGCGGCGGTTATTCTGTGGGGGTGGGGTTTTGGGCAAGGTGCGACGTGATAATATTATGCTCATCGCAACCCTCTACGCACATCGACAGCAGCACTTCCAGGACGTCGCGGTCTGTGGCTGGTTTTGGTTTAGACACCGGCGTGAAGGCGACCACGGGATCCGCGTTGTCTAGCCATAGATCACCATCCACCATCTGCGAATTATCAAGGGCGATGGCATAGGCCCCCACTGGCCGCTCGCAAGCCCGCATGATCCCATGAATCTCGCCCTCGCCGATACGATCGAGGTCCAGTGCTTGCCACAGCTCTTTGCCGAGGCGGTGTTCTAACACGCGGCGGTCTGTGGGCGGGAGTTTGCGGAGTTTCGCGGCGGGCATCTGTGAACCATGGCCGTAAATATCAGGCTTGCATATAATGGCGCCTGAGCTGGACAAGTAATAACCGCCCTGCTTTATCTTATCGACCTGAACAATTGACTCCGGCTCATACCCGTCATGGTTTTCGTCAAATATAATCGCCTTATCGCTCATTGTGCTGTGTTCCTTGTTCTCGTGTTCGCAGCCCCGGCACTTGGGCCTACGGCATTTGTCGTATACTTCTCTGGACGCCTTGCAGCCTGGGGCTTGGGTTGACATAGTTGTGGTCCTTGGCGGTTAGGCGATCTCTTGTTCGCTGATTGAGATGTCTGGTAATAGCCAGCCGGGGAGTTCTGGATTGCTTTTTTCTGGCACTGCGACGTGTTCTGCAACATGGCCTATAGTTTCATAATACCCCTCTGGAAACCCATCAGACCCTAAGCGAAAATCCATAAACGGACTCAAGACTGGGCGTACAACTCTTACTAATTTGAAACTCATAATCTACCTTTCCTTGTTCTCGTGGTTATGCCTGCCCGTCATTGGGCAGGGTTGCGTTGGGTGGGGGTTAGTTCTTGTATGCTGGCGGGATCATAAGCTTGTTAAGTCGATCTCGGTACATCGCCCCATTATCGTTATGCCATGTCTTGAGCGATATGGCTGGATAATAAAACCCGTTGCCTCCACTGGTGAATATCTCATCGTCAACCATGTGACCTATTCCAATGCCACCGTACTCGCTTACGGTTGTGACTGTGGGGTATTGTTCCGCTACGCTTGCCTTGAGTACCAGCATGATTCTGCCTTTCCGGTTAAAGTTAACGACTAATCCATATAAGCATTATCGTCTAAAGGCTGCACCTTGTCAACATGAAAATAATTTTCTTTGATTATTTTTCTTGGGCTGGGGGGGGGTGGGGTTATTGATCAGAGGGCTCGATCGGCTCGAACCTGATGCCCTGGTCGCCGGGGTAGGGCTTGATGTGCTTATTGTTTCCCCATGCTATCGCTGGAGGGATGCCGTTTGGGAATGCTTTGCAAACGGGCAAGACACCCTCGTTGCCCTGGCCAGACGGGTCAACAAACCCCAAGAAGTTAGCGCAGTTTCTTTTGCTACATTCAGGCTCTTGCATCATAGTGCTGACCCTCTAATATTTTTATCCATAAACTTCTCTATCGGCTTAGGTAGCATGCCTCGCTTATATTTTGGCGATGTGTATACACTGAACGATTCCGCGAACGCTTCGCTGGCATCAGTTGCGGCATATCTGCTGATCGTCTTTTTCGTTGCCTCTTGCCCTAAGTCGGCTACTGTTTTCTTCCACTCTTTGCGCAGCTCGGCTTTTGGCGATCCAGTCGAACCAAAAACAATCTCCTCGCTGTGATGTCCCATTTCGTGGCGGAACACGGAATCCCACCCGTCGGACGAGTTCCATTTACCAAGTGTTATTTTCTCTGATTTATCCAACTGGTCACGGCTGAGATTCATCGTCTTTTGGCTAGGCTTATATTGAGCACTGATGCCTTGGCCTTCCTTGAGCCCTGGGGCCTTGATCGTATTTTTATTAAACAGCCGTATTGTCTTGACATTGGTTTTATCGAGCCCCTGTGATAGGGCTGGGAACTCGCTTCTCATCCTCGACATCTCGGCGCCCAGTTTATTCATCTGCTGGATTCCAGCACGAGGATCTGAGGTGTACCCTTTCAGGTCAACATCGACGCCAAATGATTTTTTAAAATCCCTTTTTGCATTGAGCATTGAACCTACAGAATCGACTTCCTCGTGCTTATCCCATGTCGCCCTTGTCGTCGGGACTTTGGGCTTGGTCGCAACGGTCTTTTTAGACTTCGGTTTTGCAACGGGTTTTTTGGTTTTAGGCTTTTCGGCTGGCTTCTTCTTGGGCTTGGGGGCAACCGGCTTTTTAGCCTTCGGTTTAGCAGCGGGTTTCTTCGGCGCAGGCTTGGGCTTTGGCGGCTTGACGGTCTTACCGCTGACCGGCACGCTATCTAGCTTCGGAGCCTGGCCGATGCTGTTCAGCGGGTGGTGCGACCACTGGGCGTCGGGCCCGGGCTTTACCGTCTGGCCCTCGATCTCAACGTCGCCGGGCGGCGGGGTTATGACAGCCTGCTCGTCGGTGTCGTAAACTTCGAGCAGCGTACAGCGGCAGGAGTTCGACACAATATGACCATCGGCGACAAAGCTGTGATCATCCTCGACCTCAAGATCGTATACGGTACCGCAGTATGGTTCATCGGTAATGGACTTGATTTTTGCATATCGTCTTGTTACAATTGTACCATGAGCAGACAAGACACTTATCGGATGCGAGCTGAGGCCCGCATAGAACGAAGCTGGCCGGGTGGAGTCGATGGAATGATCTCCGATTACACTTCCAAGAAGTGCAGCCTCGCTGACATCACCAACAAGACTGGCGTTGCATTCAGGGCTCTGCGTAGAATCATGACCAGTCATAGCGTCGCCATGAGAGGCAGGTCCGAGGCTCAGCAGCTTGACCATAATCTTCATCCTGAACGCGCTGCTAAGACTGCCGCCGCATTGCGGATCACAACATCTGCCCGGCGTCCCGAGGTGAGGGCCAAGATGTCCGCTGCAAAGAAGAAGCGATTCGCAGAACATCCTGAAGATCACCCCAATGCCAAGGTGAAGCCGAGCAAGTGCGAAGCTGCGTTTATTCTGCTTTGCAAAAAGGCCAAGCTCCCACATAAACATTCCGTCGATGCTGCTGGGTATTGGCTCGACATCCTCTTGCCCACTCTCAATATTGGCGTCGAGATTCAGCGGTCCGAAGCACCTTGCATCGTTAGGCATAGGGCTATCATCGCTGAGCTTAGACTCAAGAATATTATCTACATCCCAAATACCTGGTTTTTCAGAGCCCCTAAGCTGGACAGAATCAATAATCTCATCGCCAGCCTGAAGGCCGGACGCTTGGACCCATCCTCGCTTGGTGCTTATGTAATGCTCACCTGTAGCCCTAAAGGTCCGGGTATGGTCGTCAAATACGATGGCTTTCAATTTGTCAGACGTTTCTCTTCGGAAAACATGGATAACTCGCCGACAGCGACCGCGATGGGTCCAGACGCAATCACCTATAACGATCTCATCGATCGGCTTGCGACCTGAATCAGTATCGACCATTGTGCCGGGCGGCAGGCAGTAGCCGTTTGGCGGGGTCAGGGTGTTCCACCGCGGATCTTCTTTGGGCAGTGTAATGCCCTCAAGGGCAAGGTGCTCGGGCCGCACGCGATCGTCGCCGGCAGTCGAGTACTCATAGCCCCATAGAATCGACTGTATCGCCGGATCCTCGTTAGCCTGCCATCGGCCCGCAGCGTAGGCCGTGGCTGTCTGCGTTCTGATCAGCGTGTCCAGCAGATACGGATTGCGGGGCACCACGCCAGCGGTGTTGAACGCCCGGCCGATCAGCTTGGCCCCCTCCGGGATAGGCAGGTCTTTCTCGATCGATATGGCGACGGCACGGGCTATCTTGCTCTCAAGCTGCTGGCCAACGCCCCGGGCGATCGTCGACGCCTCGGCGCCGTACAGCTCTGCAATATCGGCCGCCTGCTCGGGACTGAGGGCCGCACGCTCTTTTACGAATTCAAGGGCCTCGCCACGCAAGCCCGCCGACCTGAAAGCATAGGACAGGCCGCGTGCCCGTATGATATGGGGGGCCGCACGTTCAAGGCCCATGATACGACCCTGGGCGAACCCGTCGAGCATGGCCTCGGTAAAAGGCCCACTGTACTCGAGGGCTAGCTGGCCGATCCGGGCGGTGGGGTCAATGCCGTCCAGCCAGAGGCGGTTAGCCTCGGCCATCAGCACGCGGGTGATCTTGAACGAGTCGCGGAGGGCCCGGCCCAGAATCTTGTCTTGTCTGGCGACGATGGCCCGCGCGTCGAGTTGTTTGCGAGTGAGGGCCATTATTCAAGCGTAAGCCCCCGGCCCATTCGACGCGACGCGATGGCGCCGTATATCCCATGCACTATGCCCATGGCCGACGGCGATAGTCCGGACTGGTCGGCCCGGGCGGCCGCGTCGTCGGCCGCCTTGCCAATATCAGCCAGGTCGCTTTTCGGCAGACCAGCAACATCGAGCAGATTGTCCAGGTCGAGCACGGTCAGGAACAGGTCGAGGTTCTGCGGATTGCTGAGTATGGTGGTCAGCAGCTTGCGGAAGAATACCTGCTCGTCAGACCCCAGCTCCTCGGGCACGACGAACACCGAACCGGCGGCGTCCTCGCCGTGGTTATAGACCAGCAGCGGGTCGATGATCTGCTGATTGATCACAGCGACGATCTCGAGCAAGACCAGATACGAGATAGTCAGGCTCAGCCCCGCGTGCGTCTCGGATTCAGCCAGCGTGCCATGCTGGCCCTCGGTCGCGGTACGCTCAGGCACAAGCCAGCCTCGCATCATGAGCGATTCCATGTGGCGCATCATCTCGGTAATCTCATTACCATGCTGGCCGGCGGTCTCAAGGAAGTCGATCTTCCACGCCCTGAGCTGGCTGATATCAACGCCGCTGCGTGCGAGGTCTTGGGCGTATTGGGCGAGGGTGTCGGGCATGTAAACGCCGTTGCCGAGCCCAAGGTTCTGGAGCATCTGCTTGGCCAGATCAGCATTGTCGGTCTCTACGCCGCTGGCGTTGAATGACTTGCCCTCGGGGTACTCGATCATCGGGATAACGCCCGCGGCCTTGCTTACATACTGGCCAGACTTTTTGAGCAAGTCCTCATATTGCGACCACTCTTGTCTGCAGTTCTCGTTCCGCGATCGACCGTACAGATCGCCCGCCTCGCCGTCGTAGGTGTAAATGACCGACTTGTCGGGATTGAGCTCAACGCTCTCCTGCTTGAAGCCCTGAAAGTCACCCGTGTCCTTGTCGACCAGGATCTTCGTAATGTCGACCAGCAGGGCTTTCAGTTTTTCATAAGTGACAAGACCCGACTTGTCGATCACAAAAACCTTCTCGAAACCGGCATAGCCGTAGTCAAGGGCCCTGAGCATATCCTTGATGAGCTGTGACCATAGCGGCTTGAGTGCTTCGTGTATTTCAGCCTTCCACTCGTCGGGCGTGTCCTCGGTCCCCTGAACACCCCACTTGGCAGCCCTGACCGGAGCGCCAGCGGCCGCCCGGGCAAGGGCGATGGTCGGATTCGATCGCATGCGGCGATAGATTTTGTAAGTGCCCGGCCATATCTTGGCGCCGGGCAGGAATATCGCCATCGAGCCGGCTTTGCTCTGGGCCTTTGTTTTCTCGCCCTCGGGCGCCGTGGTCTTGTTATCTTCGGCCATGATTAAAATCTCCGGTACTACGATCCAAAGCCAATGCGGCCAGCAGCCGTGGCCTGTGATTTAACGCGAGCGGGCCGTAGGTAGTTGACGCGGTAGCCCTCGGCGTCGCTCGCGTGGCTCAGGTCCAACGCCTGCTTGTCCAGTGATCCGCGTTCATTTGTTTTGACTTTCTTCATGTCGTTAATCAATCTAACACATCGGGGGTGGCATTGCCAATGGACTTTGCCGCGCAGGTCCATCATAGCCACGTTCATTGCGTTGATGCGATCGATCTGCGGCGGGTTGGCCCTCGGGACGCGGACCCGATATTTAATGCCCATGTCCTGCATGCCCTGCTGCAATATCTGCCAGCACGATTCGCCGGTGCCCGCCCACTTGGATTCGCCGGACGCGTCGCCGAAAATGTGCAGCTCAGGCCACTGCCAGCCGCCCAGCTTATCCTCAATCATAACCCGGAACGCCTGGATCGATTGCCGCAGGTCCATGCGGGGTGCGTGTATCTCGTGGACGACCGTGAACATGTCATTGGCCTCATCGTACTGGCCGATCTCAAGGTGCATGCCCGGATTGATATTGAAATCGACCATAAGGTGCAGGGGCAGGTGCTTGCGGAGGCAGAGGGTCGAGTTCTCGTTGCGTTCCTTGGTGAACGTGGCATATGCCCGCTTGCCCTTGAGGTCGACGGCCTCGCCGTCGAGGTACTGTTTCGCCAGCTCGGGGGTCAGTGAGTCGCGCTGCCTTTTCTCGTACTCAAGGGCCAGCGGATTCTCGGACGTTTTGATCGTGTAAAGGGCATGGCCGGCCTTGCCGCTATTGAACTCTTCGTAAAGCCGCGTCGCATCGCCCTCGTGGGTGAACGTGTAGATGAGTTGAATGAGCCGGGCGTCAGGATGCCGCACACGCGACTGGAATTGGAGATACGCGTCCTTGTGGGGCTCCAGCCAGTTCTGAGGCCAGCGTGTCGCCTCATCGCCCCAGCCAGCCCCTACCTGCCAGCCTGCAATGCGGTCGGGCCGCTCGGCTGATTTGAGCAGGATCTCCGACGGGTTCTTGCGTGTGCCGAGGTCGGGGAATTCGAGCACCTGGCGTTTCGACTTAAACACGCAACGCAGATTCGCATACTCGCAGGCGGTCTGGATCGCCGGGACATCGTAGGCCAGCACACCGCTGTAGGTGGGGGCCATCACGGCGCTCGGCACATAGGTCGCACGCCCTTGATCGTCGAAAGCGTTGTGTATGTGGAGGGTCACTAATTTGGATGCGCCGATAAACGTTTTGCCGCTCATCCAGCCCCCGGCTGCTGCGACGTTGGTGTTCGTCCAATCGGCCGCAAAGTCAGCCTGGCCCCCTGGGTTGGGCTGCATGTCCATCAGGTCGGCTGTGGGGTCGATCATGATCTCAGGCATCGTCGTCGGGCTCCACATCGGGCAACGGTGGCTCGCCAGGCCCCCTGAGCGGAGTGCGAACGCTTCGCACCTCCTCGTCGCTCGGATTCAGGACGCCAATCGTGTTCAGGGCGAGCACCTGATCAAGCCCAAACTTGCGGAGGGCCAGCAGCGTCTTTGAGGCCATCACACGATTGCGGGGGGCCATCTTCGGATCGTTCATAATACTGAGCAACATAGCGGGCGTTTCACGCAGCTCTTTTTCGGGAATCTCATAGCCCAATCTGCACGCCTGGGTGATCTGCCGCATCTCCGATCTGCTCATGTGCCGCTGCTCGTCGCCATTTGTATTAAGATCCCCCCTTACGCGAGGAGTTGTTTCGTTTTCATTCTGTGAGGTAGTGGGTTCCGGGCAGTCAAAGACGCGTTTGACATTTTCAGGCGTTTGTGGTACGTTCCCTGACCCTTTTTCGTCGGGGGTGGACACGTGGTCTGTGGAACAACGTGTCTCAGACGTTCGAGCATTATCTTTACTTTTGTCTTTCTTGCCGCTCATCTGTGGAATTATACGATGCTGTTATGGGGTGGTGCAAGTGCTATGTGATTAGCGTCTGCCCTTGACCTTGTTAATTATGTGCCGTGGGTGAACCATTGCACGTAAATAATCGCCGTTCAGATCGCTGATTCCAACCTTCCATCTGCCGATTGAATCAGGCTTAGTCGATCCTATAAAGCCACG